AGACGTTGAGCATTGAGGCTGTCCATTCTCTCTACGCAGGAGAACTCGGGCACGCCCTCTCGCAGCTTGATAATACAGAAGAGCGGTTCAAGGCTTGTGATTCTTGCGATGAAGACTCAATTATCATCTTTGGCCCTGGCTCTTTCTCAAGCCACTGATATTCTTTAGGCAACATCTCACTTCACCATTGCTGGAGATTGGGATATAATATCAGTCTTCTTGTCAGAAGAAGACGTAGACCCAAACCAGAAATTCATTACCTGAGTAAATGCTACGGTAAGACTTCCTAGTAGAATGAGTAATGCTTGAGAGTCTTTAATTTCTAATTTACCAATAAGCATCCCAAACAAAATACCAAAGAAGCCAATAGTAATGAACACAGATAAAATTGCTGGCACCATTGACTTTATCTGAATAAGCATTCCTCTGGCGTCTTTTCTATCGTCTACTGCCAGTGCCTCAAGGTCTTTAATCTGAGTATACCCCATAGCCTGCATCTGCAGCGCGAAGTCTTGATCTGCTTTCTTCAGCGCCATAAGCTGCTCAGAAGTAGCGCCAGAGACAGCCTTCTTGACACTATCAACTGTTTTCTCGCTCAAGCCTAATGCGTTACAAGCAGCCTCTACAGCCATGCCACCAAGCGGACCTGCGAGTGTAGTGCCGATCCACGGTGCTACTGTCTTAATAATAGAACTAAAGTCCATCATTATCTCCTCAATAATTTAGTGTTTCTGTGTCTACCATTTCTACTGTGATACCAGACAACTTATGGTCACAGTCGTTCAAATACTCAATCTTGGAATTTGTAATGAACAAATGACACCTAAGATTTTTATAATCAACTCCAGTAAAATAATTTTCACAGGTGGTTAATACAGACGGTCTGATGGTTAAACCTGCTTCATCCTCTACAATGCTCCAAGTATCCCTAATACTGTGATAGCACTCACAACCTGGGCACCAAAAAGCAAACATCCCACTCCCAAGATTTCTTAAAAGCACTTTATCTCCCTGTAGTTTTATTCGATGAAGGCTTTTGATCTTTAGCCTTAGTATTTTTACCAGTCTGCGTGTCTGTCACTCCTTCTCCACTTACCGAAGTATTAGAGTAAGGATTGGCAGAATCTGCGATTGCAGCATCTTTAAATCTTGTTCCTGATAATGGCTGATAGTTACCACTAGGTAGACTTCCAGTTAGCAGTATAGCAGCTTCCTCATCACTGTAAAATCCTAAACTAAGCAACTCCAGTATTCTAGCTTGTTTAGTTACTCTGAAAGATTCTAGTTCACTCTTCGGGCGGAGTTCTGGATCAGCGTATATGAATTTGACAAAGGCATCATGACCTAGTATCCTAACTCCTACAGTCAGCAACGAACTAAACATATGGTTCAGCTTCTCTTGCTCACCCTCTACAGCTCTAAGGTATGCCATAGCCTCAGTGCTAGCTGCAGTGCTCGACGCCCCCCTACCTAATAATGCTGGCAACGTATGTAACCCAGAAGCAACCTTAGCATCCAACAATCCCTTGTGCTCAGCCACGCTGTTAGCCGAAGAGTTGTTACCAGCAGTCAAATGCTCGACTACCATGTTATCAAAGTAGACAAGGCAGTCTTCAGGGCTTAAACCATTGAGACTCTGTTGAATACTGCTAATGTACTCCGCTTGTGCAGCTGCCAGTTTCTTCGGGTCTAGCCTGATATCAGGAGGAAGCGCCTCTAGGAACTTTTCACTCAATATCTTCACTGTGGGCCTTGGAAGATTCGCTTTACTAAAGGCTCTTCTCAAATCATTTACAAACTCATGGTCCGCAATCAATGGTTGAGTAGCCGACTGCATAGGCGATAAGGAATAGGGAGTCTCAACATCTTGGTCAAGGTCTTCTACAACCACAAGAGGTGAGTCGAGGTAATACGTAATACCATTTTGGCTGATATATGGTATTTCTCTACCGCCTTTCTCTTCAAACTTCATAGTCCTCGTCGAAAATATCTCTATTCTCGATGGAATATCTCCAGCTTCTAGCACTAACTGTGCCCCAAAACTACCATAATATTGTAACTGCGCTAGTGCTCGCTCACTGATAGCTCTAAAATCTGAAGGTTTACTATATTTGTCGTAGTATGTTCGTAAACAATCGAGTCTATTTGCAAGAGAGTTAGCAGATATAGTCGCATTAACGTCTATCTTGCCATCAATTGAGTACGCTACAACAGTATAAGAGTCAGTAATCGCAAACCTAGCCTTAGAATACGCCGCAAAAGAAGCATCAGGTGAGTTCTGAATCAGTGCCTTGATGGTGTCTTTCTGCGTTGCCCCAGTCGACCTCAGTGAAGTCAAGTCTTCGTTTGTGTAATTGCTTGATTTGTCGCTGATTTGGCCGTTGCTTTTCTTTATGAAAGCAGGCGGAACCACGCCGCCTGTCTTCGTCGCTACCTTATTCGTCTTGAAAAAATTAAGAATCCCCATTAAATAGCTCCTGAAATTTTTATGGTAGCCTTACAATATCCCCAAACATCTCGAATTGTCAATGATTTAAAGGTCTGCTTTTAATCTGAAACTATTCATAGACACACTTAATGGCAAGCATCCTAGACTAGATTTCATCATTAGTCTACTAGCAGCAAAGACATACACGCTGGAGTGCAGCCAATGATCTACAGTCTTATTCCCCTGCATCTTTATCCATTGGTATCGCAGCTCCATATACTTAGGATTTCTAACCCTTCTCATAGACTCATGATGGTTTATAACATCTCTCTTGTCTCCAGTATCCTTAAAGGCAAACCTTCCATTCATTAACTCGTTAACATAAGTATCAATACACAAGTTCTTATTTATCTCCAACTGTCTAACTTTCCCAAGATCGCTATCGTCTTTAATGGTAGGTTTAAACAACTCAGGACTTGGCTTAGCGGGGTCTGTGTAAATAGCCGTCCAAGTATTAGGAAACTTATTGCAAAACTCCACAGCAATATCAGAATAAGGCATTAAGTCCACTACCCCAGCAATACAACCAAATGAACTTAGATACTTTGGGACTTCTTGTCGTAAATCTTTTAGCGGAATCTTCACCCGAGTATGACTATAGACTCTATCTTGCTCAACACTCGCAATCGTGAGATGGCATATCTTTCCTAAGTCCAACCCCCACACATTAATAGTTCCATGCTCGTGGTTATCAAACACCATCTGCGATGTGTCCATAGTTGTGTCTGATTTGCTTGCGGGAAGCCCCAATACCTGCTGATGGAACTCAACTTTATCTACATACGCCAGCCAATCTTCCAGCATATTAGGGACTTTTACATACTTTGGCATACAAAATGCAGACAATCTTAACCCAACTTTTGGTCTTTTTGGATTCTCAGCCGTGTCTACCCATTCAAAATCTTCATACTCATAGCTCGTTTCCCTCCCACATTTAGGACATTCTAAGTACGCAGTAGACAAATCGAGGTGCATTTTATCAATATGCTCCTGTTTCAGGAACTTAATCTCCTCGTTGAACCCCGGTAATCGTGCGTTCTTGTAGAAATCAGGGAAGAAAAAGTGGCCGCAGCGGCTACATTTTAGAACTTGCTCGTGAATTACCCCGCATTTTCCCATCTCAGCGTCAATGTCCGCGCCTTCAAAGAGGGGAGTCGAGAAATAGACGCTTGAACGGTGATCCTGGTGCCTCTGGCGGGATCGAAGAGCCGTAATCACCCCAAGGTCACACCTAGCCAATTCGTCCGCTATCACGGTCCTAATCGGTCTATTAATCACGGTATTTTTCGAGTTCATAGACGCCCCGAGAGCGTATAGAATCGAATCATTAAGAAACATCTTAGTCGAATTGGAGTCTACATCCTTATTCCTAATCGCCCTTAGCGGCACACAATCGTTTATAATCGGATTTATGCGGGTAGAGAACACCTCGTTGCTCATTGCGCGTGTAGGAAAGACAATAGCAGCACTAAATCCAGATATATAATTCATCCAACCTAGTACAATTCTATAGATTACTTCGCTGATACCAGTCTGAGAAGGCTTAGTAACTACTAGGTCTACATCTGGGTTAGTGAGTAATTCAATGATTTTGCCTTGATACTCATGCCCCTTTAGGGTGAATGGTCTGCCGTGAAGCTTGGTTTTTGTGAGGATAAAGTCTCTAATAGAGTGTGCAGTTGGTCTCAGCGCTGACTCTAGGCGGCTAAAAGATGCTTCAGCGATAGGATTCATGAGATAGTAGCCAGCCTTTCGTTCAGTTTTTCCAGCACATGCCCTAATTGCTCTTCATCAAGGTACTCTTTGACCGTGTCGATAATAGCCTGCTCCACCTTGTGCAAACCTTCCATCGTAATAAGCGCCTCTTGCGCCTTAGTCAACTGCACAAGCATAGAAGAACAAGCAGTCATAGCCGATGCGCGTGACTGATAGCCGTGCTCTTCCGGGTCAGCACTGGAAGCCTCAATAGCCAAAGCCGTCACTCTCGCAAGGTGCTCTTCCATCTCACCGTTTAAGTCTACAATCATCACGATACCTCTGTATTAGTAATCTCAATGCAACAGATGGTTTTGCATCAATACTCTTCAGTACAGCAAAATCGTCTTTGCTCAACCTTACGCCAATAGTCTTTGGTTCAATTAACTTTTTCATGTTGGCATGATACTCTTATTCGAGCTGCCCGTCAATAATTGTTAGACAAGAGATTTGGATGTTGACTTAGTTGAGACTAAATAGCTGGTGTTTCAAAAATCTTAGTTGAGTCTAAATAGCTGGCGTTTAAAAATTTCCTAGTTGAGACTAAGTAGCTGGCGTTTCAAAAATTTCCTAGTTGAGACTAAAGACCAGCGTTTCAAAATTCTTAGTTGAGACTAAAGCAGCGTTTCAAAAATTTCCTAGTTGAGACTAAAGACCAGCGTTTCAAAATTCTTAGTTGAGACTAAAGCAGCGTTTCAAAAATTTCCGAAAAGTCGGGAGGGTCTATGCGCGCAGTCCGCCCTAACATAGTTAGTAGACGGTACCACCGTTAGGCGTC